GACCCTTGACCTTGAACATCAAGCTAACGAGATCATGGAGTTTGCCATCGGGACGGAACCGTATGGAGAGGTGCGGTGGATAGGCCAGATACTTGGCGTCGATGGCAGCCGGAGGGCGGAAACCCTCAACAACAACTATTTTGTCAACGGCAGACACACGCCGCTGCTGCTTATGGTTGAGGGAGGGACACTTTCTGACAGCAGCTTTGCAAAACTTCAGCAGTACATAAACGAGATCAAAGGCGAGGCCGGACAGCACGCTTTCATCGTCCTCGAAACGGAAAGTAGCGATGGACGAACAGGCTATGACCAGCAGGACAAGCCGAAGGTCACAGTCAAGGACCTTGCCAGCATTCTCCAGAAGGACGAGCTTTTCCAGGACTACCTCGACAACAACAGGCGCAAGGTACAGTCGGCATTTCAGCTTCCAGACCTTTATGTGGCCTACACCACAGATTTCAATCGGGCCACAGCACAGACAGCGCGAGAGGTGACGGAAGAGCAGGTGTTCCAGCCAGAACGCCGGAGCCTTGCGTGGGCCATTAACAACCGCCTTCTCAACGGCTATCAATTCCGGTATGTCGAGGCGTATTTCCTTGAGCCTGACATCACTAACCCGGATGACCTCTACAAACTCTTGACCGTCTGTAACAGTGCTGGAGGTGTGACCCCAAACTATGCCAAGCGCATCGTCTATGAGGCGTTTGGGGAGCAAGCAGAGGACTACCCCGGCGAGTGGGGCGACACTCCACTCTCCTGCGGCAAATCACAGCGCAGCGGTGCCACACAGGAGTTTGACATCGGCCAGATCGCTATGGGGCTCCAGAACCAAATAGAAAAGGCCGCCAATTCCCGTGACGATGCGGTTGTGGCTGTGATGAAAGAGGTCAAGCGGCTGCTCATGAAGATGGACAAGGAGGAGTGACGATGTGTTTAGAGTGCGGCCCCCTCCTAAAAGCCATCAACTCGTACATCCAGAAGGCGGACGACAGCCTTGCTGATGCGCTTGAGGAGGAGGGATTCATCGCCCCCCGGCAAACACTTAGGTATGTGCAGGACATCGAGGAGGGCGTGGCAGAGGTCCTTCTGTGCGAAACCGATTATTTCCTGGCGGAAGCGGAAAAGGCAGTTGACCTCGAAACCTTTGGAGCGGACGTTTGGCCGGGGGTAAAACTGGGCGATTCTGCAAAAAGCAAACTCACCACGGTGTTTAGAGAGAGCTTTAGCGAATTCCTCCCGGAATACATCGGCTATTACATCACTCAGACCGACCGGGACCTCAAGCTGGAGCAGGTGTCAAAGCGGACGCTGGCGTGGGTAGAGGGCTGGAGCAAAGAGCTTGGGGCGATTATGCAACTCACCAGTCACAGGGAGATAGAGAGCATCCTCGAAAAGGGCATCGCAGCGGGAACCGGCGTTGCGGAATTTACGCGGGCCATCAGAGAAAGTGGTATCCGGGACGAATACTACAAGGCCCGGCGCGTAGCTGTCACAGAGGCCCTGCGGGCACACAGCGTCGCCCAGCAGGAGGCGTATATGCAATCCCCGGCGGTCAAAGAGAAGATGTGGAAGCACACAGGGGCATACCGGAATGAGCCGCGCCTAAACCATGTGGAGATGGGCGGCCAGCGTGTCCCTGTGGACAGGCCGTTTGAACTGGTAGGGATACATGGCGGCATATACGCACCGATGTACCCCCGCGACACCCTCCTTCCCCCGGAGGAGAGCATAAACTGCCACTGTATCGCCCAGCCTGTCGTGGACGAAGATATCCTGGGCCTCTCATTGGAGGAGCGGCAGCGGCTACAGCAAGAGGCCATCGAGAGTATGGACGACGCATGGGAGCGGGAATTGGATGCAAAGAACCGGGCCAGGGCTGGGATTGACATAGAGCCGTTCAGCACGGATGTTACGGCTCTATATTCCCGGAAAGCAACTCCTGGACAGGGGAAGATCATATACGGCGAGGGCTATAAGGCCAAAAAGCACCAAGCAGAAATCGCAAAAGCGAAATTCCTGCATGATGTTTTTGGGGGAGATGTAGAACTGCTTGCAGAATCTGATTCTTTCGGGGTGAAGACCGCAGATTATAGGTGGAACGGAAGTCTTTGGGAGTTAAAATCCACCACAACACCAAAATCTGCCGATAGTGCCGTTAGGAGTGCTTTGAGGCAAATACAAGAGAACCCCGGAGGGATCATTTTGGATTACGGAGACCACAAAATCTCCGTTGATGAACTGCGGAGAATCTTAATAAGCAGATTCAAGCGGTCCGGTTTCGATAGCCTTGACATAATGGTAATCACAGACGGCGACACTACGGTTAAAATTTATAGGCACAAAAAATAGAGGCTTTACCACCCCCACCAGTATGGGCGGAGGGGAGCCTCTGTTGTTATTATACCCGAAACTGGAGAAGAAAGCAAGGAAATTCTTTGGTAAAAAGCAGCGTTGGCGCTGCTTTTTATATTTCCAAGAGCCACCGGAAGGAGGTGAGGGCCATGAGCAAGAGCTTGAGGAAAGCATACGAGATCACAGACGCAAAAATCCAATATGTCTCCCTCGTTGACAAGGCCGCCAACAAGAGGACGTTCCTACTCAAAAAGGCCGAAGATGGCAAAGCGACATTTGCGACCTACGGCAGGATTGTCAAGGCGGACGCAGCGAACCACTACGTCACCGGCATCGTCTACGAGCCGCTGGCTGAGGACAGCCAAGGTAACTACATGACGGAGGAGGAAATCACCAAGGCTGCCTACTGGTACGCCAAGAACGGTGATAAGGTGGACCTGCAGCACAGTTTTGAACCACTGACAGGTGCGACTGTAGTTGAAAACTGGATCGCAAAAGCCGATTTCGAGATTGACGGAGAGGTCATCCGAAAAGGGACGTGGCTTATGACTGTCGAGGTCACCGACGCAGCTGTATGGGCCAGGATTGAAAAGGGCGAGATCACGGGGTTCAGCATGGGCGGCGTTGGAAATTACAGCAAGGAGGATGTGCAGTTGGACAGCGTGGGCAAGCAAGACGCTGGCGAGAAAAGAGGGCTGCTCAAGCAGGTGGCAGCGGCGCTGGGGTTCAATCTGGTGGAAAAGGGAGCGATGGCAGAACTCTTTGCGGAGCGCAGCAAGGGAGAGTTATTTTGGCAGGCATTTAGCTCTCTCCAAGACATCCTGCATCGCTATGACCCCTATAATGGTCGCTGGCAGTTTGAAGAGGACGAGAGCAGGGTGCGCGAATACCTGGAGGACTTTAACGCCATTATCACTGACATCCTCACAGGCAAGGAGAGCATCACCAAGGCGATCCGTCCCGGCCGGCCGGAACAGGTTGCGAAGGCCGGGAAGAAAATGAGCGGCAAAAACAAGGAAACGCTCCAGGGTATCTATGAGAGCCTTGGAGCGTTTGTCAAGGAGTTTGATGACCCGGAACCGGATACGGATGACCCGGACGAAAAGAAGTCCGAGAAGCCGGAAAACGATGACGGGGAGGCAAACGCCGAAACCGACAAGGACAAGGAGGAAAAAGAAGTGACAAAGCAGGAAGTTGAGGCAATCGTCGCCTCTGCCATCGCAAAGGCGATGGACGGGAACCCCCAGAAGCAGGACACGCCTGCCCGGAACGGCCAGGAGGGCGCAGGAGCTGTCGAAAAGGCAGCGGGAGGAACCCCCACCCCGGAGGCCATCACGCCGGAGAGCATCGGCCAGATGGTGCGGGAGGCTATCTCCAAGGCCATGACCCCGCCGGAGGAACAGATCAGCGCGGCGCAGGTGCAGGAGATGGTCGAAGCAGCCGTGGCTAAGGCGGTCGAGCCTGTACTGAAAAGCCGGGGCCTCCCCACCAACCTCGGCGGCGATGGCACCGTGGAGAAGCAGGCTGGTGAGCAGCACTATCTCCACGGGATTCTTTAATCAAGAAGGAGGAAACAGATATGCATAACATAAGCAATAGACAGATCATCCGCAATGCGGGCAATGCGGTCACAGGCGTGGCCTATCTGACGGAGGCGGAAATTACAGAGCTGTTCGGCGGCATGGACGACCCGGAACCATGAGAAAATAATCCCCGTTGATTTTGAGACCGTCGCAGCCGGAGAGCGCGTCTTCCTGGGGGAGTATACACTGTCCGAAGGGGATGAAATCCGGTACGACGTTTCGGCGGAGACGGGCAGCAGAATGCAGATCTTTTTCGCCCAGGCCCAGCGGCAGGACGTGGTCTATTGGTGCGCGGACAACCGGCGGCAGCCGGGGGAGCCGCTGGAATGCGCCTCGGATTTTACCGTTGGACCGCCGTCGGCGAAGTCCGGAACCTATCAGCTGTACCTGCGGGCCCCGGAGGGCGCTCTGGGAAACGTCAAAGGCAGCATTTCGCTCACCCTGGCGGACGCCGCTTAGGCTG